CCACGAAGGGGACAACCCATGTAAGCAAGGCTACAATAACGTATGAACCTCACGAAAAACAGAAACTTATCCATGAAAGCAATGCAAGGTTTAAGGTTTTGGTATGTGGCGCACGCTTCGGAAAAGACCGTTGCTCTGTCATGGAGTTCATACAGAAATTCTCTGAAATGCTATCAGAGGATAGAGGCCCGGAATTAGTCCCTACCGTCCATGCTTGGATTATTGCTCCTGTCTATAAAATGTCAAGGCAGGTATGGATGGAGCTAAAAGCATATTTCCCCCGTGAATGGATTATCCAAAAATGGGAATCCGACCAGATGATCGAAACTTTAGGCGGTGGCTTAATAGAGGTAAGAAGCGCAGACGATCCAGATATGCTTGTTGGTGTCGGCTTGGATTTAGTATGGATTACCGAAGCCGCAAGGATACCGAGATTAGACGAAGTATGGACAAACCTTGAAACTCGTTTAATGTCACCCGGCAGGGGTCCAGGCGGTAAAGGTGGAGTTGCCATTATAAACAGCACACCTAGGGGACGTACTTTCTACCACACAATGTTCCGCTGGGGGCAAAAAGGCGACCCCTTGTATGACGAAAACTGGGAAAGCTGGCAATTCAGCAGTTGGACAAACCCTTATCTTACCCGCAAAGATAAAAAATATCTTGACAGTATTAAGAAACGTTATCCAGAAAGAATTTATCGCCAAGAAATAATGGCCGAATTTATTTCGGATGCAAACGCTGTTTTCCCCAATGTTGACGATTGTGCCACCTTTAACGGTTCAAGCGAACCCGAACCCGGTGAGCAGTACGTCATAGGCTATGACCCTGCCCGAAGTGTTGACTTTTCCGGCGTTGCGGTAAGAAACAGCAAGGGCGAATGTGTGTATGTCCAGCAATGGACGGGAGTGCCTTGGACAAGGCAAATGGATGAAATAGCCATTTTGTCAAGGCGTTATAACCATGCCCCTGTGGTTATGGACAGAACAGGCTTAGGCGAAGCATTGCCTGAAGCATTGATACAGAGGGGGCTTGACGTTGAGCCTGTATTCTTCACGAATCAGGAAAAAGAAAGAATGGTCAATCACTTGGCTATGCTGATGGAGCAGAAGTTGATTTCTTACCCCAATTTCCCGGCATTAATTGCTGAGTTGAAGGACTACCAATACAAGTTTACAAAGGGCGGGAATGTTCAGTATTCAGCTTCTAGTCATAAACATGATGACATGGTAGTTTCGATGCTTTTGGCATACAAAAATTTTAACATTCCCGAATTAACCCTACCATTTTTAGGTTTACTGGCAGGGGTGCAGACTAACAAGCCTGCATATATGGCAAAGGCAAAGTAGAAAATGTGGGATAGGGTAGCTCCCGAAAAGCACAAGCCTTAGTGCCTTCCCATGTTTTTATTTTTAAGGCAAAATAACACAAAAAGGCGGTGTTTAAGATTACAAAAGGTATCAAAATGGAAGTTCCGTATTTTCAAGTTCCTAATGCTGTATTTGATGCAGGGTTGGATAAGCATGAATTGCTTGTCTATTTTTATTTAGCAAGGTGCGGCAACCAAGGTGCAAGGGCGTTTCCAAGCTATAATACTATAGCTAAAAAATGCGGCATATCAAGGAGTACAACAATAAAAACGGTTAAAAGTTTGGAGCAAAAGCAGATAGTTAGGAAGGAAATTAGATATTGTATAGAACGTAGCCAAAATTATTCCAATGTTTATATCGTTGAACATGATTTAGGGGGTGGTGTGCAACAAACACCATGTAGTGTTTATGGCAAACTGGGTAGTGTTTGTGCTGAACCCTATAAAGAACTAGATTATAAAGAACAAAATAAAAAGAATATATACATCAATCTGCCGATTGATGGTTGTCGTTTTTTAAAAATATACAATGAGCACTTTTTCGCTAAGTTTGGCAAAAACCACATGAGAATAACGGAAGAACAACTGCATTATATCACAGAAAATATTGAGGATCTAAAACTTCATATAACAGAAGAAGAATTCGAGGAAGGTGTTGTTGAACACTTCGGCACACTGGCTACCAATAATAATGGAAACATATTAGCATTTATCCCTACTCTTAGAAGAAGGTTTGACGGTTATAACGGCTATTAGATAGTGTTGCTGGATTTCCATTTTTTTACAGTATAGTCTAAACTTTTGCAGCAGGCTAAAAAAGCCTTTGGAGTACGCCTCCGCTTCAGGGGCTTTTCTGCTGCATTAATTTTAGGGGGCAAAAAATTTAGGAGGCGCAAATATGAAAATAGCAATACTTACCAGTCTGCTTTTTCAGGAGTGCAGCGAGATAACAGGCAAAGATCGCATTATATGGGGCGGGGCGGAGGTGTATCTGTATCAGTTATGTAAGCTCTTTCAAAGCATGAATCATGAAGTAGATGTTTACCAATCCCTTCCCCAAACGACCATCATTGACGGCAAAAGAGCAAAAGTTCAATCCGGCAATATCAAGAAAGATTTCAGGGGGATTCCTGTTATTTGTCTTTCGGGAACAGAAGATTACTGGACACAAAGCACTAACCCGAGGTTGAACATGATTTTTAACGAAGTGGCGATACACTATGACCTTGTTATCCTTTTTGCCACGTTCCTCTGCTACCCGTTTGTGCCTAATAATTCAATTTCAATCTCTCATGGCATATTTTGGGATTATCATGCTCATTATATTGCCAATGCCAGACCCGAAGATAAGGCAGAATTCATGCGGAAACAGTTATTTGGTTTTACCGAACCTGACGTTTGTGTAGCAGTAGATAGCAATGTAAGAAAAGTAATAGCAGCTATACAACCCGGTGCAGAACGGAAAATCAATATTATTTATAACTTCGTTGACACTGAAGCCTTCACCCCGGCCAAAGAAAAAACATGGGAAGGTATTAACGTCCTCTATCCCCGGAGATTGACTATTTTAAGGGGTTGTAACGATTTAATCAAGGCGAGTCAACAATACCCTGACTATCAATACCTTGCAGTAGGACAAGCAGGGGATGAGAGAATAGAACAGTTTACAAGTGCCTGGGGCAATACGAAAAAGAACATCAAATTCATCTGGAAACCAATGGAAGAAATGCCCGAAGTTTACCAGCAGGCAGATATATCGGTAGTGCCGACAAGGGCATGTGAGGGGCTTAGTTTGAGCCTTTTGGAATCAATGTCCTGTGGCCTGCCCGTTGTTACTACTCCTGTTGGCGGTTTAGGTGATGCCGTTATTCCCAACTACAATGCCTTGATTTATGATCCTCACTATGGCGGCTTAGGGGAGTGCATAGACTTCCTTGCCAAAAACGAAGATGTAAGGCAGGTAATGGGCGAAAGAAACCGGGAGATAGCAAAACAATGTTTTGATATTTCATTATGGCGGGAACGTTGGAGAAGATTAATTCAAGGATTCGGAGGGTAAAATCATGATGTTTAATATTCGCATTGGCAGTAAAGTAAAAATAGTGGGCGATCACCCACATTCAGGGGAATACGGGACAGCCGAAAGCGTTGAAAAAACCCTTGCAGGGCCGGGCATTAAAATTAGGTTAGAAAACGGCGAAGGTTGTTTTGTGTTTGATATGTCTAATTTGAGGATTTAAGCATGAAATGCAAAGGAGGTTAGGCATGAGAGCGATAATCCTTGCAGCTGGCGAAGGTAAAAGGTTAAGAGGCATTACAGATAATCCCAAATGTATGCTTGAAGTAAACGGTGAAACGCTGATTAAAAGGCAATTGCGCTTACTTGAAAAGGTTTATTGTGCACCGGTTATTGTTGTTGGGTATAAGTATAAAACATTGATTGACCATGTTGGCGGGAAAGAATTTGTAATGAATCCGATATGGATGCAGTCGAACACCCTTTTTTCCTTACTGTTTGCAATTTCCGGATCCCCTGTGGACACCCTTGTTATAAACGGGGATGTGATCTTTAGGGAGGATTTACTGCCGAAGATGCTTGAAGCTGATTATAGTGCTTGTGCTGTCCAGCCGGTAGATCCGACCGATGAAGAGGTAAAAGTTTGTTTCAATGACGCTGGAATGGTTACTTCAATTGGCAAGCATATTAAAAATAGCAATATGGAAGCAGTAGGAGTTTATCTCTTCCGAAAGCCTTTAGTGCGGGCGTTAAGGAATCATTCATATAATCTGC